TCTACTAAAATTGAATTTGTAGATGTTTTATCGTATGCAGATGATAATTTAGTAAATTTAACATCCGGCAATGCATTCTGTAGTAAATTCTGTTGTCATATCGAATGCATTGCCGGATGTTAAATTTACTAAATTATCATCTGCATACGATAAAACATCTACAAATTCAATTTTAGTAGAAAATGCATTAGATTTCGCTACATTTGAAAATGTGGGTATTAGTAGCACAAATCCAGGTTATGCTTTAATTGGTGATGAAATTATTGCTTATGAGGGGACAACTTCAAATTCATTACTTGGTGTTACTAGACAGATAGATCAAACAACATCTTTTGGATATTCTGCCGGAACTCCAGTATATAAGTATGAATTAAATGGAATTTCCTTAAGAAGAATTAATTTAACTCATTCATTTCAAGATGTAACTGTTACAGATCCGATAGGTCTTGATTACTACAATATAAAAATTGACACATCTCAAAATGGAAAAACAGATCCGTTACCACAGGGACAAGTTGATAGGAGTACTGGAACATCATTCCCCAAACTTTATATAAATGAATCCAAATCAACGGGTGGTGGAAATATAAAAGCATCTCAAAATATTCAGTACGAATTAGTAACTCCAAATGTACAGAATTTAGTTCTAAGAGAAACATATATTAGTTCCAAATTGAGGTCCGTAAGTGGTACAAGTGTTGATGGAAGTGAAGCATCTTTTGCAGATCAAGGATTTGAAGATATTTCTTTAAATGCTACAAATTATTTAAGTTCTCCAAGAATTATTTGCTCAAAAGTAAATGAAGATTTATATCTCACTTCATTGCCCGGCAATAAATCACTAACTTTGGATTTAAATTTATTTACAGAGAACTCATACCTTTCTCCCGCAATTGATCTCGATAGAGTGAGTATGATTTATACTTCAAATCGTGTCAATAATAGAATAAGTAACTATGCAACTGATGATAGAGTTTCTACATTAGAAGATGATCCATCGGCATTTGTATATGCAACCCTTCCAATTCAGTTAGAGACTCCCGCAACATCAATTAAAATTTTTGTGACTGGATATGTTAATAATTTTAATGATATAAGAGCCTTATATGCAATTCAAAATGATTTGGAAGAATCTACAATTTATTATCCATTCCCGGGATATAGTAATATAGATAATTTTGGTCAGGTTATTAATGATTCCAATAGTGATGGATCTCCTGATTCATTTGTACCAAAAACTGATATTTTATCATTCGAAAGTTCCGATTTACAATTCAGAGAGTATGAATTTACTATCGATAATCTTCCATCATTTAGGTATTTTAGCATAAAACTTGTTGGATCTTCCACAAACCAGGCATTCCCACCAAGATTAAAAGATTTAAGAGTAATTGCACTTGCATAAAATGAATTTTTCAAAAGTAGAGGGTCACAGTAGTTTAGTTAGAGATGAAAATACAAAAGCAATTATAAACACAAATACTACAGAGTATAAAAATTATTTAATGATGAGACAATCAAAATTAAATGAGTCTCAAAAAATTGAAAACTTAAGAGAAGAAATTGATTGTGTAAAAAATGATCTTTGTGAGATTAAAAAATTGTTGCAAAAACTGTCCAATTAACTTCAATCTTTAGTCTATAACCTTATATTTAGGTTGAACTGATAAATAATTCAAAATCTTAAGATAAATGGCACAACCATCTTCAAGGCAAGAATTAATAGATTATTGCAAGAGAAAACTTGGCGCACCAGTATTAGAAATTAATGTTGCAGACGAGCAGATTGAAGATTTGGTAGATGATGCTATTCAATTTTTTCATGAAAGGCATTTTGATGGAGTTATACAAACTTATTTAAAATATAAAATTACTGAAGATGATATTAATCGAGGAAGATCTAAAATAGATGGAGTTGGTATTACTACAACCACTGTAAATCAGAATGTGGGTTTGACTACTCAGTTCAATTATTACGAAACTGGTAATTACTTGCAAATTCCCTCTTCAGTAATTGGTGTAAATAAAATTTTCCATTTTGATGGAACTAATACTATAACAAATAATATGTTTAGTGTAAAATATCAGTTATTTCTCAATGACATTTATTATTGGGGATCTACTGAGATTTTAACATATGCTATGGTAAAAACTTACTTAGAGGATATTAATTTTTTACTTACAACTCAAAAGCAAATAAGATTCAATCAGAGGCAAGACAGGTTATATCTAGATATTGATTGGGGAAGTGTTTCCACAGATACTTATTTGGTTATAGATTGTTATAGAACTTTAGATCCAAGTGATTATACAAGAGTTTGGAATGATTCCTTTTTAAAAATGTATCTAACATCTTTAATTAAAAGACAATGGGGTCAAAACTTAATTAAATTCCAAGGAGTAAAACTTCCTGGAGGAATAGAATTAAATGGAAGGCAAATATATGATGATGCTCAAAAAGAAATTGATAGTATTATGGAAAAGATGTCGAATACTTATGAACTTCCACCTTTAGATATGATTGGTTAATATGTTAAATCCATTTTTTCTTCAGGGGTCAAAAACTGAACAAGGACTTGTTCAAGATTTAATAAATGAACAACTTCGTATGTATGGAGTTGAAGTATATTATTTGCCTAGAAAATATATAACAAAAAATACAGTAATTAAAGAAGTCGTAGAATCTTTGTTTGATTATGCATATCCTATAGAAGCTTATGTAAATTCATATGATGGATATGGTGGACAAGGAGAAATTTTATCTAAATTTGGAATTCAATCTCAAGACGATCTTACAATTACTATATCAAAAGAAAGATTTGAAACTTATATTGGACCTTTAATAAAAAATCAACCGAATATAGAGTTATCTACAAGACCTAAAGAGGGAGACTTAGTTTATTTTCCATTGGGAGATAGATTATTTGAAGTTAAATTTGTAGAACATGAAAATCCATTTTATCAACTTCAAAAAACATACATTTATGAACTTAAGTGTGAATTGTTTAGGTATGAAGATGAAGTTATTGATACAAATGTTGATCAAATTGATGATAATGTATTAGAACAAGGATATATTCAAACCATTCAATTAGTTGGTGCTGCTTCAACAGCTACTGCAATTACAGGAATTGTTAATGGTGGTGTTAGTTTAATAACTGTCACGAATAGAGGGTCTGGTTATACATCAAGACCCAATGTGGCAATTTCTTCATCCCCAAGTGGTGGATTGACTGCTGTTGGTGTTGCTACTATGATTGGAGATTTAGTTGATTGTTTTGGTAATAAATCTTCATTAAAAGTTCAAGGAGTTGAAATAGTTAATCCTGGATATGGATACACAGTAGCACCTTCAGTTGCATTCATTGGTGGTGAGGGTGTTGGTGCCGCAGCCACAACAACTATTGATGATGGAATTGTAGGTATAGTAACAGTAACTAATGGTGGATCGGGTTATGCGGGAGATCCAATTGTCACGATAAGTGGACCTGGAAGTGGTGTAACTGCAACAGCAAATGCACATATTAATAGTGCCGGAGTTGTTACATCAATTTATATTACAAATGCTGGATCTGGATATACATCTACTCCTACAGTCACAATTTCTTCTCCATATACATCAGGAATTGGAACATTCTCAATTAACGAAATTGTTACCGGTGGAATAACTAGCACAACTGCAAGAGTTAAATCCTGGAGTGCAGTTACAAATATATTAGAAATATCTAATATAGATGGAAATTTTGTTTCTGGTGAACTTATTGTCGGATCAGAATCTGGAGCATCTTACAAAATTAAAACAGTTAATACAGATAATTTAATAGATCCTTATGCAGATAATGACACTATAGAAGAGGAAGCAGATCAAATAATTGATTTTACAGAAACTAACCCATTTGGAATGCCATAAATAGTGTTAATATTGTAACAATAACTGGGTGTGGATTATGTTCGAGTATTTTTACCACGAAATATTCAGAAAAACGATTATTGCTTTTGGATCATTATTCAATAATATCAATATTAAGCATGTTGATGATTCAAATAATGTTTCTAGTGTGATAAAAGTACCCCTTGCATATGGCCCAATTCAAATGACATTCTTGGCAAAGACATTTGAACAGGTCGATTTAAATCTTGAGACTGTTCTAATCTCGCCAAAAACTTGTGAAGTGGGCCATATTTAATAGGTACTTTTATCAGACTGGAAAGATTATTTGAATCATCAACATGCTTAGTATTGATATTATTGACTAATCATC